CAACCGTTTCAATACGGAATAGAGTATTAGATTTTTCGTCAACGAAAGACTTACATTTTGCCACATAATGAGCACGACTCCCGCATTCTAAACATCTATTTTGAGCGTGCCAGATTTCTCTATATAGAAGCTTTGTAAGACTATTAGGCATCTCCATGCGACAGTAAGCTCCACCACGAACATTCTCAATCCCATATTCTGCCATATACATTTTTGTAATTTTATCTTCATCAAAATCGGTTACACCGTTATACTCTTCTAATACACAGACTGGTTTATATTTACGTGTCCAAGCAGAACCTTGTCCATGAACATGTTCTTGATATCTTTCACAAATATTTTTAGACGTTTTACCGATATAGTATTTACCGTTTTCAAGTTGTAAAACATAAATATTGACTTTACTAAAATCTAAATTATGTTTATTAATACGTGTATCTTTTTGAATGTCTATGTATATATAATCTTGCGACTGTGACTGATGTGATTGTTGTAATTGATGTGACTGCGACTCCATGTTCGCTCTAAATAATATTAGTCATCATGCTTTATATCAGTCTAAGCAAAAATCTTCTAAATTATTCATATACATCGACGATTTACCTTTTAATGATAATTTTTGTATTTTTGTTAACTCTTTTTGTAAACTTGGACTTGGAGGTTTAGGAACTTCTGTATAAGGAACATACGATTGAATTAGGTGAACAAGTTCTACAGGTAAGAGTTCTTGAATTTCCATAGGTAACTTGGGTTTAAATCTTTTAAAAGAATTTTGAGGTTTCATCCTATTCCGGACTTTTAGAATAAAACTTAAAAAGGTGTAAAAAGAATTAGTATTTTTTAAACCTTTTTAATGACACTAATATATAATGAATTATAATCCATATATTAAAGATGATTTTTTAGTCTGGACGATGACAACAAACGGCTACAAGTATTTAACTCTTAACCTATATGAATCATTAAATAAATCAAAGGTTTCTTGGAAATTGATGATAGTATGTATTGATAGAGAATCTTATAGATTTTTTACTTCTATGAATATTCAAACAGTATTTTATAAACCAATCAATCAAATACCTGTAGGAGTATCACCAAGTCAATTTGGCTCAGACACATTCATGGCATTTAATAAAATTAAGTTGGATTTGATAGAGAAGATAAGATTAGAAGTGCCTAGTTCAGTAAAATATATTACGTATATGGATGGGGATATTATAGTATTCAAAGACTTTATGCCTTATATTAAAGAAAAGTTTAGTGTATCAGATAATATAATACTTTTTCAGAATGACTCTATGAATGAAGGAGTAACTACAAAATCAACTGTTTGTTCTGGATTTTTCTGTATAAAAAGAACTTTTCTTATTCAATCACCATTTTATATTGATGATAATAGTTTGTGGAAACAGTTAAGAGAAGACCAAGTCTGGATTAATAAGAAATTAGTAGATTATAGTGTTCCATTTGAATATTTAGAACAATCTCTATTTCCTAACGGTATGTATCTAAAAGAAGAAAGATGGAAAAAGTCAGAACCGTATCTAATACACTATAATCATCTTGTTGGTAATACCAAGATTAGCATGATGAAAAGAAATAAACATTGGTTAATTCTATACTAAAACTACTTTAACACTTTTTATACTATCTAATTATAGATGATACGCGTAAAAGAGAATAGCGATAAGACTATTCATGGAACTTATAAGTCAAAGGAAATGACATTAAAACTTCTGCTAGAAAATAAGAAATCACTAGCAGAATCTTTGAAACATAAGATTGAAATCTTCCAAGAAACAGATGATGCAATCTTAAATCAATCTTTTACTAACTATAGTATCAGACTTGAGAAAGATTCTGGGGATTATACGATAAGTTTAACAAAGAAGTTGAATATTAAGAAAGAAAATATGGATTCTGTTGAGAAGATGATATTGGATATGGCAGAGTTAGTGAAAGATAATACCACTTTAGTAGATTCTAGTTCTTCGACAAATCTTCTTTTAGATAATCCAGTAAATCCGAATAATAATTAATCATCATCTTCCTCATCGCCACCGCCATGTTCTCCCGTATAAAATCCATTCTTTAATGGATCCACAAGTTCTGGGCAATTACTCTCGTTATGAGAAGGCTTCTTACATATTAAACAGGCCACTTGTTCCATATAAAGGTTTTTAATAGAAAATCTTTATATGGATTATAAAATAATTATAGTGATTGGATTAGGAGTTTATTTAGGAGGATTTTATCTAGTAACAAAATACTGTCATAAGAAAAAATCTACTAAACTTAGATATATTAAATACAGACCTCTATCAGAAGCAGTCTAAAACATCAACACAATTATTATATAAGAATGTATGGGACACATCATAAAACGGGTAAAGAGATTCGTCTTCTACAGCACACCACATCAACATGGCGTGATAAGAAAACACTTGTATGGCTGAATAGTTCTGATGATATGAGTATTCCATGGAATAGATATGATGTTGGATGTGTAGGTTCAAAGAATGTAGAAAAGGTAAATGCGGATGTTGTGGTGTGTGTTGAAGATGAAGATGTAGAGTGGATTCGTGAAAAAGGTTTTGAGAAAGTTCGTCTCTTATTTGCTTCTAAAAAGGTGTTAGACCAGATTGGTTTACCGTTTTTTGAAGAGCACAAGATTAATAATATTTTATGTATTGATGAACTTAATCTTCTCTACAGCTTTATTGAAAGTGAGTGGGATAATACAGTAAATGATGCTTGTGTCTTAGTAGCACTAACTCTACGTTTTGGGTTCACGTATCCTTTACAGCCATCTTTTCGTAATACGTTAAATCTAAAAGTTTCTTCTGAATTAGTTAAACCACAAGAACTCTACTTTATCACTCAATTCTATATACCAGAACAATCAAAGAGAAGAAAGGAGATAAATACTTGTTTGTATAATAATATTGAAAATTCTTATATTGACCATATAATTCTGATGAATGAGAAAGATTTTTCTTCTAAATTACCAGAATCTAATAAATTGACTCAAGAAGTAATTGGTAAACGTTTACATTATGATCACGTAATCCGTTATATTAATGAAAAGATTCCTGAAAATTCTATTGTAGTATTCGCAAATGCGGATATCTATTTAGACTCTACAATTAGAAGTATATGGTCAACAAATCTAGAGGATAAGTTCTTCGCACTACTTCGTTATGACGATGACGAAAAGGGAGGTAATGAAATCTTTGGTCCTCGTGCAGATTCTCAAGATACGTGGATTATTTCTTCAACTTCTGTAAAGAATCGTAAATGGAAGTATGAAGATTTTAACTTTTCTTTTGGGTTTTCAGGTTGTGATAATGCTATTACATTAGAAATGTTGCGTATGAAATTTCTAGTAGTAAATCCATCTCTGACAATTAGAACACATCATCTTCATTTATCCGATTATAGAACATATACTAAGGATGATATTGTAGATAAAACGGTATACTTGTATATTGAACCGACTGGATTACATGATATGGAAGCAGTTACTAAGATCCCAACTACAAATCTTAATAGTCGTTTAGAATTATCACCTTTTAATAGAGAAATTCTATGTTCCAATACTAATAGATTAGCTACATATTGTAAGATGATTGAAAAACAGAAGAGATTTATCTATAGTCCATCGGGAAAAAATACAGTAGAACAACGTTCTATTCCTATATACTATTTCGATAATATTTTCCAAACAAATTCTGGATTAGCGTATAGTTATGATAAGATTTATGTAGGTTCATCTAAGATTTCAACAGAATATTGGTCTAAGTCAAATCTAAGCACTCTGACTCCAAGTATAAGAGTAAAGAAAGGATATGTTGCACCACTTCCACTAGATGTTTCATCTAATGTTGAAAATTATCTCTTATACTATTTTGGCAAGATTCTATTAATGCGAGAAAAATATGGAGATGATGGAGAGTTCTGGGCTCCTAATAAGAAAGAATTTGTTCAAATGTTGACACTATTTGATTGGAAAACAAAGAATGTTCCAGTTATTTCTCAAACTGAGAATACTCTTGCGTTTATCCAACGTGCGTATGTATGGTTCCCATCAGATAATTTAGAGGTAAGTGCTGAAGAAATGAGTGCTCTACGTAGATTTATTAAAAATAGTTCTGATCCATCTAAGATTGTAGTGTATATGGATGAAGAATATGTTAACAAAGCATTTATTGATGAACTAGAATCTAAGTATGGTAATGTAGAAGTTCTGTTTAAACAAACATCATTTGAGCGAAAGATTTCTATACTACAATCTGCGAAACTACTAATTACATTAGGTTCTGATTCTACATCATTTATCTGGAAGTATGTGTGGGTAATGAAGCCTAGTAGCACAGTAATAGATATTCAAAATGAGATGAATATGAATGGAGAAATTCACCATATACTATCTGCTTGTAATCTAAAACATGTGCTTCATGTTGTTCCAAAAGGTTCTTTGACTCCCGTTCTGAGAACAAAGATAATTGATTCTCTACAAACAGAGTTTTTTGAAGAAGTTCATAGTAAATCTGATTTACCTACTATTTATGTTCCTCATCCTGACACAAAAGGATTCTTTGGTCACAAGGGAGATTCTTTTAGAGAGATGATAGATTTATGGGTAGAACGAGGGTATGTTCAAAAAGAGTATAGTTCTAACAAGAATGTGTGGTTGAATGGAGTAGGAGATACTTTACTATATGATAGACCAAACTATGATTGGATAAAAGAAGCTGGTGGAGATGAACAGAGTTGGAAGAAGGCATTATTTGGAAATCCTAAACCGATTGGTAATAACGCTAAAGCGTGGAGTTTCTGGGCACGTAGACCAAGACTTGTAGAAGATATGCTCGATAGACAGATAGAAAAAACAAAAGGTGTAGTATTCTATGGGAAGATAGAAAATCAAGTTCAGAAAAAACATAGAACACAGTTTGATTGGTCTTCTGTATGCGACGAGTACTATTTGGCATCTGAGAATGAAAGTCCTAAATTTACAGAACAAGAGTATTTAGATAATCTATCACGAGCCAAATATGGTTTATGTTTGGCTGGATATGGTAGGAAGTGCCACAGAGAAGTAGAATGTATGGCGTTTGGAACAGTTCCATTATGTGCTCCAGAAGTTGATATGGATTCATATGCGAATCCTCCGATTGAAGGATTGCACTACATTCGTGTAAATTCACCAGAAGATTTGAAGAACAAATTAAGACAGTTTGATGATGATGTCTGGTGGCGTATGTCAGCTGCGTGTAAAGAATGGTATAAGACTAATTGTAGTGTTGATGGATTTTGGAAACTTACAAAAGAAATTATTAATAGTAAAAAATTGATTTAAATATAACCCAATTCCAAGTATTAGAAATGTCGCATAAGTTCTTTACTCTTGATGGAACCGGTTGCGTAGAACTACTAGAGTCTTTTGGAAATGATCTAACTGTTGTGAATGCGGCACGTGTTAGTTTTGCGAAAGAAGTAACAGAGTTCAAGGAAGGCGACCAGAAACTTATCAACTATCTAGTAAATCATAATCATATTTCTCCTTTCTTCCATCCTCAGATTCGTTTTCGTCTCAAGATGCCTATTTTCGTAGCACGAGAATGGTTTCGTCACACGATTGGTTTCGCGCGAAATGAGGTTTCCCGTCGTTATGTAGACGATGAGCCAAAAATCTTTATTCCTAGTGAACTAAGAGCCCGTGATAAGAATAAGAAGCAAGGCTCAAAGGATACTAATATTGATAATAATGAGAAAATGGTTGAAAAAATCAAGGAGTTTTCCAAGCAATCACTTACTCTTTATAACGAGCTACTAGATAATCAAGTGGCACCAGAAGTAGCACGTGGTATTCTGCCACAGAATATGTATACTGAGTTTATTGAAACCGCATCACTATATGCTTATATGCGTCTATGCGCTCTTCGTCTAGACCCTCAAGCACAAAAAGAAATTCGTGAATATGCTACTGTAGTAAGTAAGCTTCTAGAAGAGCAGTATCCAGCATCTATGAAGGCGTTTTATGAAAAATACAAGAAGTCTGATTAGAGAGATGGTTCAGTATTTACGAAGTAAATGATGGTTCAGTATTTACGAAGTAAATGATGGTTCAGTATTTACGAAGTAAATGATGGTTCCGTATCAGAATCATGATAATCTACACAGAGTTTTTCAGTCTTGGTATCATAACGTCCAACATACTTATAATCTAATGTATAAACTTTATCTTTATTAGGCTCATAATAATACTTAGTTTCTCCAATGGTAATTGGTTTAACTTTTAATTCAACAACATCATATACATCATCTTGAATAGATGAATCAATAACCAGTTTTTTACCAAAATCTTCCGTTACACTTTTTAATGACTTTACAATCTTATATTTTTTTGGTTTTTCTGTTGTTTTGGTAGATACAACTGTATTCTTTTTATTATAAAGAGTAATAAAATTAGAAGCAGAATGTTTAGTAAGTTCTGGAAACTGTTTCATTAAATCTTCCACCATCTTATTTTTAAGACCTTTTAGATTTGGAATAGCAGCAAAGATTTTATCTTCATCAAACTCTTTTACAGGCATTTCAGATTCCTTCCTATAACCTTTCTG